TGTTAAAGACTCATCAAAAGCATTTATTTGTTCTTTGAAAGTTTTAATTTTTTCCCATAACATTCCCGTTCCTTGGGGAATACTACTTAAAATCTGCATTGGATGCTCACTTTCCACCATAGTAACAAAGATAATAATTTTAAGGGAAAGATTTCATTACTTCTGACTCAACTGCAAATAATTCAGTCTTGTCCGTATTAGTGTTCTCAAGTGTGAATACACAATAGTGTCCTAGCACTCCATGGGATTCAGCAACTGCATTTTTTATATAAAGAAAATAAGGATTCTGTATAGATATAGGTACAGTAGTGGGGGTTGGCGTAACTGTAGGAATAAAGGTTGCACCATTGGTATTTATTACAACTTGATTTATACCTGCACGTAGGTTGATATTAATCTGAGTAATTTGACCTGCAAGTTGTGGACTATTATAAGTTGGAGGTAACCCAAAATAAAACATATCCCCTACACTTAAAATATTACCAACCTCAATTGTAAGAGGAAAAGAAATTGTCGCAGTACCTGCACCGATTGTAACTACAGAACTTTTGCCAATACCATTTAAAGAACGCAAAGCATACTCTGATGTTGCGGAAGGCACAGTACCTAAGTTCCTTACAAACCCAAACCAAGCCCCTTCTTTTTTTTCAAAGTAAGTATCATCAATAAATCCTGAGTCCTGTATATCAGTTTTCATCGTTGCTTCCCAAGCATTATCTCCTTCTAGATTAAGTGTTTTAAATAATTTATTCTCTAAAGGCAAATCATTGAATACACTTTTTAATGTAGAATTGTACTGAACTCCGTAGTAATTATTTCTAACCTCGTTTACATTATGACGGTAAAGATTACCCCCGTTAAATGTATAGAAGTAATTGTTCATCCCAATCATAAAATCAGGGTTGTAAGAATAGAAGGATGTCCACCCTTGTACTCCTTCGTCATATGTTAGTGTATAATTAGGCATATATATATTTTTTTAAACAGGTGAACAAGTTCCTCCACTACATTCAGATAATCCAATAACCACATTATTTTCTAATCGCATTATTTGGAATGGACCGGTGTTCGTATCTGTAGAAGTAGCAGCATAAGCATAATATCCATCAGTTAATACTGAAGGAGTAATAACATCATTTAATACTATCTGTGAATAATTATGATTATTAGTAGTTTGTCTTTGTGAAATAATTGGTCTGTTTGTACCATCACAGAATACATTACAAACACCCTGTAGTCCTGATAGATAAATATATTCAGGGGTACAAGTTCCCACACTTGTAACAATACCATTAGTCACTTCAATATATCCACTTGTGGTTCTATACCAACCATTAGCTAATGCTTGAAATCCATTGGCATCACTAAATACATAGTCGTGTAATAAAGGAACGCCTGCAGTTCCTGTTACCGCCACATTATAATACGTTGAGTTTAAAGGTGCGTTACAGGCTTCAGTGAATGACCCTGATGCAGAAGTTGAAGAACTATATCCCGTTAAAGTTGCCGGACAAGCTACAGTTACACCCCAACCTGTGTCATCACAAGGACCTACTATTTCTATAGCCAATGTTGAAGGTGTTGCAGATGTCTTAGGGATAACCATAATAGGATTGCCCGGAGGGGTTGCTGATAATGAAACATCTAATGGTGATACGGTAATTGATTGTGTTCCTGTATTTTGAAATACAGTGCCGTTGTATAGATACTTTGTTATATTAGCATACGTAGTTCCTGAAATACCACAATCCGCAGGTGTGCTTCCTACGTAAGTAAATAGTTCAGCACTTGTCCCTTTATGGTATCCATCAACAGGACTACTTAATGTATTGTATACTGAACTATCATAAGTAACTCTAATTCCATCAGGTACTGCCGCAGGAGCAAATGTAATAATAACTGCACCTGTCGCACTGCCTAAATCATAGTTGACTGAGTAGATACCTTGATTACCTGCAGCCCCCGGTAGACTAATAGATTCATCACACGCAGTAGAGCAATCTCCACATACTTCAGATGCTAGTAAGATACAGTTAACTAACTCTCTTGAATTAGTTCCGTCTGAATAAAAACCGTCCGGAGCACACACAGTTTGTGCCGCATCAGTATAAACTGATGTAGAATTAAGAAAAGTATTTCCGTCTAAGTAATATGTTGTTGGCATTTTATTTTATTTTATTTTAGGGAGCACAAGGTCCAAACTGAATTAAATTTATTGAACCTTCCACACTTACTGTTCCTCTTCTTGCACAGAAACTTTCTTCGTCATAACCACCTGCTCCACCAATTGTACCACCTGCCTCTAGACCATCACAGTCTGTATAGCTATATGATAATCCTGAAGAAGAATATGTAGATACAGTATAGCTAGTACAAGTAGGACAATCTGTTTCATCATCACAATTATAAGTAGATGCGTTTTGAATACTTGCATTTGCACTAACGGTAGTTGAACTTTGAACAGTTCCACATTGCGTAACACCCGTGCCGCCGCCTGTACCTACTTTATATTGTACTACGTCACCAAGAGTAAAGTTGAAAGCAGCTTGTTCTGCTACATAATCAAAACCTGTCATACAATCACGAATGACATATCCGGAAGCTGCAGGAGTGTCACCTCCACTACTTTGACAATCGCAACAAGCGGTTAATGCAGACGTTGCGTCATAGCATAATTCAATAGGGGTACTGTTTCTGTAGTCCCAAACCAAGTAGAGATAGTCTCCTGTAGATGGCATTGGAAATTGTGCGTAGTATGCAGTGTTTCCGTTTATTGGGGCTAAAGTTGGAGTTGCAATATTTGTTGTCGCTAATAACGCTTGAATATCTGTAGGTGTGTTAGCATACGTTGTGCTGCTTCTTAAATATCTAAACTCATCAGCCGCAACATCAAATACAAAATCATCAGGAACAAGAGTATTATTAAACATTGCTACTGTCGCACTATTAGATGGTATAACACCACCACCTTGTGGTCCTGTTATAGTAGAATAACTACTTACAATAGGATTATTCCCTGTTGCAAATTTTACTTTCTCAGTATGTAATGGAGAAATAAAAGTTCCGTCTTGCCATCTGTATTGGTTAGTTGTAAATAACCCTTCTTCATTATCACTTGTTATAGTCACTAAAACAATAGTAATAGAATCTGCGGCAGGACAGTTAACAGTTAATTGTAAAGAAACAGAGTCTGTAGAATCAATGAAAATTTGTGCAGTATCAACATTAACCACATTCTTAGAGAATGTCAAAGTCCCACTTGTACTTGTTGGACCAACTACTGTTGAAATCCCATTGTATAGTGAAGTTACAGTAAATGTTCCGGTAACAGAAGATACAGTGTAGTCTACAACAACATCGCCAACTAAGTCTCCAAGTTCATAACAAGTAATATAATCTGTACCTTCCTTTACCTCAATAGATGTTGTTATTCCACAATCCTCACAAACAACAGGAGCCGGAAGTTTTATTCCATTTGAAGATATAACATACTCATTCATATAAGGGTCAAATCCCCCTAGTTTTTGAGTATCAAAGTCATCAATAAACAAATCTCTAAACCAAGACCTCATCCCCATCATTGAGACTGCGGTTAACGATTCTGCCGTTTGTCCTTTTAAGCTGATTACAGAGCCTCTCTTAGCGTCTGTGAAGTACTTATCAGGTCCCCACTGAACAAAACTCTCAGGGTTATTAGATATACCATACTCTTCTGCTCTTGCAACTTGGCTTCCTAAGACTTTTGGTATTGCTACCACAACTCCTGAGCCACCTGCTGCATCAGATAATAAGTTTATATCCGTTTGAACATATGATATCTTATCTTCTTGTAACGTAAGGATATCTCTTTGCCTTGCAAATAATTTATTGATAGGACCAAATGATTGCTCACATGACTTAAAGTTTAATAACCCAAGATTAAATTCATTTAATCCATTCCTATTAGACTCCTCATTATAAACACCACTATAGGTAATATCTGAATATCTACGAACTCTTTTAAAGTCTGTGTCTGTAGTGGTATATGCTCTATTACCAAGTTCTACTTGCTTTCCTGTTATAGCATCCTCTATCTTATAACTCTCTACACCATTACCAAAAGAGTAACAGTTAAAGAAATCAGTAACTATTAAGGCAGGGGTGTTATTTGCAAAATCTTGACTTTGGTCGGGACTAAGATGCTCTCCTGTGGTTGTGTTAATATTATATGCCTCTGAAGACTCAAGCCAAATATTTGGAGCAGCATCAATAGGTTCTGTCTCAAATACAACAAGCGAATTAGCACGTTGTATAAGAATTTCCATCTTAGTGTTTGTTCGCTTTTTCCTACTATCATATCCTAGACTACCGCTTACAGTTAAACTTGTTGGTTGTGTATTTGATTGAAATACAAATTTAAAATTTACACCCAAATTATTAATAGGCATGGTATTGTCTAAAGTAGGGTCATAAGTTGCCGTTGGAGGAGACTGATTAAATGTAGCAGTTCTTACTACAAAAGCTGCATTTAAAGTTCCTCCTATATTATCTCCGTCCCACCATGTTTTAAAACTTGAATAGTCTTGACTAGAGGTAAAGTTTTGTTCGTAGATATAAGTTAACCCCTCTAAATTTTCATTCTTACCTATTCTAATACTCTCATATTTTATAAGAATTTTTGAGCCTGCAGGAATTGGTAAGTCTACAAATTGTCCGGGAGTATTAGGGTCCGGTACATTTATCTGATAGCCTATTATGCCATTATAAGGATTATCTTTTGTGTTGGATAATTTTTCTCCTTGAGTCCAAGTTGCAGGTAATCCATCGTTAATATCTGTTGTGGTACTAAAGTTATTAGCCGATAACCTCATGTATGTACCTCCCGGTACTTTGATATTAAAACCATCATCATCAATAGGTGCAGGGTCTAACCAATCTGCAGCTTGAGCAACCTTATCTAATACAGTAGTATAAGTACAACTACTTCTTGGTCCTGAAGTATCTGTCTTTACAATTAACTCACTACCAATTTTAACTTTTTGTGAGTTCTGTCCATCAAGCAAAAACCAATCGTCATTTGAGTTAGTGTCTCTAAAAAAGAAAGTTGTATAAATAGTTTCATAAATTTCTTTATCAGCTTTTATACAGAACTTATATCTCTTAGCCCAAGAAGGAGCACGTTGTCCTGTTGGTATAGTAACTTGAATTTTATTTTGAAGGGCTGATGAAGCACAGGGAATATGAACTGCGTTATTATTACTTACTAAAGCAGTAGAGGACCTGTTAAACCCATCCATATAAACGATACCAACTTCATAACCCCGATTACTGTGAAGGCTTGATGGATTGCCAATCTCAGAATAGGTAGCCTCTGCTGATTCTATTTCATAATAAGCGTATACCGATTGAGTAATATTTGTAAAATTAGGGTCGTCAACATACCTCATTGCCGGTAGTTGGAAACTCATATTTGTAGCAACTGTCCCTGTGTAGGTCTCTATAGGCTGCCCTGCCTGAGATTGCCCACTCTCGTACTTATAGAGGGTAATACCTCCGGGAGCCTCAAGAGTCTGCTCAACAGAACAATTAAAAGCATCGGTAAACGTAGTTCCCGTACAAGCGTCTGCAACAGTCTCTATGTTTAATGCCGTTCCTATTTTATCTTGAAAATCGGCATCTTGAAAAAGTTCAAAGACGTTAGCAAAAGGTTGTTGTAAAATATAAGTAAACGATATTCCTGTACCCACCTGTTGGTCTGTAGGAAAAGGTGCTTGACCTCCGTACAAACCAAATTTATATCTTAACTCTAGAGTAAATATACCCCCCGCAACTAAATTTATTCCGGTAAAATCTATTAGTATTTTCCCATTATTCAAATTCTGAGCACCGTCAAAAGTCCAAAAACCGGTTGTTAATTCGTCTTCTAAATCCGATGAGCCAATCTCTTCTGAGATAACATTTGATATATATTCTAATCTAACAGGGCTATCTCCTAAATCTACCATGTCATAACCATCAACGTAGTTACCGTACATAAGTCTATTACCCATTGTGGTTTGGGCTTTAGCTAATAGAGGAACATTATCGTATAGTCTTAATATTTCTGAGTTTTCAAGAATTGTAAAAATTTGACTGTTTTGAAACTCAAAAGTGTAATTTGTATTATCAGCAAGACCTTCAGTTTGTTTATTGAATTTTTCAATAATTCTAATTGTAGGGAATTGATTTTCTTTGAACAATAGTTCAATAGACTTTACTAATGGTCCACCGGAATTATAAGTTATAACCGCCATGTTAGCGGTTCCACTCATACCTGAATTTAGTGCAGTTGCGAAATCATATCTAAAACTGTTAGGCAGGAATGCGGGTTTGCTCCATTGAGATGTAGCAGAATATTCATTGTCTTCATATCTGTACCTATAAGCAAAACATATAAACCTTTCTTCTAAGAAGTTATCTTGACTACTTGTTGGAGTTGGGACAACAGTAGGTGATGCAATAGGTGGTTGCTTAATAACAAGGATAGCCTCGTTAAAAAACCCATCAACACCCACAACAGGATTAGCATAATTTCTTTTTACATTGATTTGTCTTGGCTGATTAAAATCATCAGTCCAATACAATAAATCCTCTACCTTATTAACTCCTGTAATTAAAAATTTAGGGTCAAAGTTTAAAGTAGTATTAATATTAAAACCTTCATTTACGCTAATTAAATGATATATCAAAGTATTAGTAGTGGTATTAAATGAAACTACTAAATCTATTTTCCCTGTTGGTGAAGAAGGATAAAGGGAATCGTGTACGAACCAATAAAGAGTCTCATTAGTACCATCATCAAAAGCACCTATACATCTTGCACGAGAACTTAGTGGATTGCCATTATAACTAAGTGTAGTTAACGAAAGGTTCCCTTTAGAGTTCTCTATTACACCAACCTCTGATTGCTCAGTTGAACCCATGCGAATATTAAGAGCATCGACATACTCTCCGTTAGGTACAAGCCGTTCATCAACGGACTTATTCATTCTACCTGCTATAAAATTCCTTGTAAGGTTTGCCATATTATTTGAGCCACTTATCTCGTCCTCTTAGATTCATTAACAATCTACCGGGATGAATATTACTAATTCTAATTTTTGCGTTTCTTAACAAGGCACTTTTTCTTTTCTTTGCCCTATTAACAATATATTCTTGAACCCCATATTTTGAACCTAGAACTGAATACTCAATGGCTGCATATACATAATCTTCAAACATTTTATTTACAGTTACACTGCTATCATTCCCGTTTTCCATACCATCAGATACATACTCAAGAACAATTAACTCCCCTTGAATGCCTGAACTAAAATTAATGACACCACCTTTAGAGTTTATTTTAAATGTAGGATTTGCATTAGCAGTCTCAGTGTTTAATCCAAACCTTGCTCCAATGTTTCTTTCAAAATACCAATTCCCCCCATCATTGTATCCGCTAAGTCCATTAAAAGGAGATTGCGAATTTAGATAAATGCTTGGTTGTATAGAAAAAATTCTTGCATAATCTAGTTCTGAAAACTGAGGAGATAATGCACTGCCATCTTGGTCAAATAAAATTTTCCCCGTGTTGTCTTGAAGATACGCTGAAGACCAATTGGTTTGGATGTTTTCGCTAAGAGGTAATAACACCCCATTTCTTTGCACTGATATTCTAACCCAATTGACATAGTCAGAAGGCAAAACATATCTAAGTTGGTCATCAACACTTAACTCTAGTACTTTAATTTCTTTAAACGCATCGTAGTTTAATTCTTGTATCGCACGTTTTGCGTGGAATAAAATCTTAAACCTTTCCTCGTTGTTTACTAGCGAGTGGTTCCCTGCATACATCAACATAAAATTGTTGACTATGTCGTATAGGGATACATATTGATAAGAACCCCAATTAGAGTTTTCCGGAGCAACTCCCCCGTTTTCGTAATACTGATATTGTGAAATATATGCCATCGTATTTATTGTTCTGATTGGTTATCTAATTGCTCAAGACTCTGCCCAAATTGAACTGCACCTGCTTCACGGATAGACATACCTGCATATTGAAGTATCTTACTTACTAAGTCCGGCTCACAATCAAGTGGTAACTCAAAGTCTTGGTAATCGGCTTGTGATTGGTCAAATGAAGGCTCTCCATTTACCAATGTAATAAAAGTCCACTTAGGGGCTAAGGGATACCTAATGTATTGCGATGCTACTTGTCCTATGTTATTTATAGTGTTAGGAAAAGCAAACATAGTATTGTCCTGCTGCGAGTATGCAGGGAATGTAAGAGTAGGCTTTGTTAAAATAGAATTATTCAACATAGTAATCTTGCTATGTGTAACCTTTTCAGCCTCCTCTACGGAGTCTGTGTATATATTATATACTATACCATTTGAATTAAATGGTTCAGTTTTAACAACACTCTCTGTAGCTGATAAAAGTGTTTCAGAAGCTACTGATAAAACCGTAACATATTGAGTAATATTATCGCTAACAAAACCAATTACATCACCTGCCTTTACTCCATTCGTTATGAATGTAGCATTTGCATCTATTAAATCTGTTTCAGGTACTGCAACATTTGTACTTGTACCACTTGCTATAAGGTTGTTGTATATAAGAACCTTATTTAAAAGGTAGTAGTCGTCTCCTGTTGTCGTCTGAGACGGCAAAGAATATACGTTAGTATTGGTCGGTGGAATAGCACTAAGAGTAAGTGGGTTAAATACGGAAAACATTTCAATGAGTTCCTCTAAACCTTTTCTTATATCCGCATATCCCGTACCTGACTGACGAGCATTTTCTTTATTTATCTGATAGTTGTACTGATAAAAGTATGTCTCGAATAAATCTAACTGTGCCTGCTTTGCAAATAAATTGAAATCAGAAGGAGAGACATATCCGTAATTATTTTTGTTCAGTACAGACAGAACTGTATTTCTCACTGAGTTAATCATCTATAAACCTTTTAGCAAAGATAACAAAAAAAAAAGACCCCTTCTTTTTGAGAAGGAGTCTTGCACTTTAATACAACCTTGTTGAGTATTTAATATTATAGTAACTTCTCAAGTAGTTTATAGTTTTCAATCCCATCATCTGACTGAAGGAATGATGATACTATTGTCATAGGGTCTTCACCATATGGCACATTTAACATTTTAGTTTTATTTGCATTAGTACTAAACCATACTTCTTTTTGGTTTTTCCTGAATGATAGCAAACCTTTTTCAAATAACAAAGCTACATTAGCTTGTAGTTTTAATGCAGGGTCATTAATCACATCAAGAAAATCTTCAGGATAACTCTTAGCATAAATTAAGATGTCTCTACGAAGTTCTGATGTAGATACCTGAGTTACGTCTCTATTAAAAAGAACTCTTGATACCATTTCTATTTCTTCTACCTTCATTCCTCTTGCTGCAATTAAAGCATCAACTTCAGCATTGAGTCTTTCAACTTCAGCATTGGCATCACGCTCCTCGTTAATTTCTTCAAATCCCACTCCATTTAATGGGTGATAGTGAAGAAACTCTTGTAGTACAGGATTGTTTTTTAAGACAGATAAAAATCCATCTTCAAAGATAATAGGTTCTAATACTGCGTTTCCATCTTGCTCATCTTCGAAAGGACTTTTTTGATTTCTTGCATACCGAAGGGCACGATTACTTCCGTGGTCTTCATCAAAATGCAAAAGTGGAAATTGTGTAGTATGTCTTGTCGGCAACATAAAAGATAAAGGAGCCGAGTTTTTAGTGAGTTTGTATACCTTATCGGTAAACACTTTTTGTTTTGTATTCATTATAATATAATTTAATTAGATTTAAAAAAAGGGAGTGTCTTTAAAGACACTCCCCTGATATTTGTTTCTCCTAGTTTTGGAACAAGAAGAAGTTGTTTGCACCTAAAGTACATACTGCTCTTTCAGAAAGGAAGTTTACTTCCATTGCATCAAGGTCAGAAGTCTCAGCACCACCGGCAGAACCTGTAATCCAAGTCTTGTAACGTCTGTCTTCTGTTTCAGAAGCACGGTAACGCACGTGTAGGAAAGGACGCTTTGCGTTCTTACCAAGGATTTGGTCATATACAGTAGTAGAACCTGCAGGAACTAACAATCCACTTACTTTACCTGAACCTGCTGCAGTTGGTAAACCACCACGCATTGTTGGGTCATTCAAGTATTTCCAATCAGACTTGTAGAAATCGTAACCTCTACGGAATCCTGTGAAACCTAAGTTAAGAGCCATATCCTTGTCGTTTTCGAAAAGACCATAAGAAGACCCACCTGCTCCATAAGAGTTTTGTGCTGCCAACATATCGTCAATTGAGAAACTAAAGTTTCTGTCAACAAAGATTACGTTCTCTTCGATAGAACCTTGCTTATCTAAACGAGATACGATAGTATCAAAGTCTGCAAGTCCAACAGGGAAACCACCGCCCCATACGTTACCACGTAGATTAACAACGTAGAAAACACCTTCAGAGCCTTTGTTACCAACATCACCTGTTGCATCAATTGCACCTGAACCTGCTTCAGCAGGAACCGCTTCAATCATTGAAGTCTCTAGGTAATCATCAAAACGTAGACGAGTCTCGTGCTCTGATTTCATATACCATAGGTAACCGCTTGCTCCGTTCTCAGTAGTTACTTCTACCCAACCAATTTGAGCCATATCAGAACCTGATACTGCATACTTGTCTTTGATTATGATAGGAGAATTTTCATAGAATTCGTCATCAGCTTCTAAAGAACCTTTCATTCCGAAAGTTCCTTTTTTGAATTCAGAACCGTAGATAAACATAGAGTACTTGTTTACTATTGCCGTATTACTGAAACCTGCTGCTTCATAGAAAGCTACATCAAAGGTATTCCCCGCAGTTGTAGTATTAACTGCAGTAACGATTGCCTTATTGTTTGCTCCACCTGCGTTAGCAGTAATCATAATTGTTTGTCCAACACGAACTGCAATAGCCGTTCCACCTGTTCTTCCTACTGCACCGGCTGCAGGTACTAATGTAGGAACTAAAACGTCATTTACTGTAAATGTTGCTATCTTAGACCCCGCAAGTACAGTTGTTGTACAATCGACATATTTAGTGTGTAGACGACCTTGTTCTGCCCATTTGATAAGGTCAGAGTTAGAAGGCATCTCTGCTCCTACCATACGTAGGAAAGATGCTACTGTTCTATTACCGTAACGCTCAAATTCTTTTTCATAAGTATCAGGAAGATACTGATTCAAGAAATCAAAGTTAGTTATGTAATTTGATTTTAGTGGGACCTGTTGTGCACTCGGCTGCAACTGAAATCCCGGTACTGCTTGTACTGCCATTTTTTCGTTTTTTTAAATTTTTAAAATTATTTTTTACTTTTAATTCGTAGTCCACGACCTGAGTCCTGTCCTACTGCTCGAATTGTCGTACCTCCTGCGGTAACATTTTGAGGAACATTACGTGTAGACATATCAATATTTTTTGTCTTACGCATAACGTCATCAACCGCTTCCGATTTGCCTTGCTCAAAAAAGAACTTAGCAAACTTTTCAGGATTCATAGCTACTGCTAATGCTTTGTGATAACCTACAGGGTCATTCAAAAGACCATCTTCACTTAAAAATTTCTTTGTGAAATTATTAGGGTCCATATGGACTTTCTTTAACTCTGCACCATCTCCGGGAACATAAACAAGTTTTTTGTCATCGTTTAACGCAAACTCAAAACCTTTGAACTCACTACCGAAAACTTCACTTGTCTTGTCTTTAAACCATTGGTCCCTTTTTTGATACGCTTCTCCTAAAGACTTTGACTCTTCAATATAGTTTCTATATTCCTCCAATCCTTTTGAATCTTCCTCAGAAAGAGATGTACCCATCGACTCGACAGGGACTCTGTATTTTTCTTTTTCAGATTCAAAATAATCTTTGGCTCTAGCAACCATTTTCTTTTTAGCTAACCTCGTTTTCTTAATGTGAGACTCTTCATCTAACTCTTCATCATATGAATAATCTTCCATCATCTCATCAATATCTTCTGCATCAAGACCTTTCTCGGTAGCAGTTAGATAATCACGAAGCAACTTATCAGGATTAATATCATCAAGGTCTCTGTTAATTTTAACAAAGTCTTCAATATTTCTTCCTGTTTCTTTTTTATACTTAAAGTAAGCAGCAACATCTTCAGGTAGAGGTTCTGACTCTTCCCTTTCACGAGTAAATTCTTCAAGAGAATTTATCTGCTTACCGTATTTGTTTCCTATATATTTAAGAACGTCTTCCTCATTTAACTCTGAGGATTGAGTTGTATTGTTTTCTTGTACACTTTCTTGTGCGGCTTCTTCTGTAGTATCATTTAATTCTGATTGATGCTTATCAAGCAACTCTTGCTCAACTTGTTGAACAGACTTCTCGTCTACTACACCTACTTCTCTTACTTTAATTTCCATATTAGATTTAATTTATATTACAAAGTTACACTAAAAATATTAATAATTTAGACGATTACCGTGGATTGAACTCTGCAAAATCAAAGCCATCTAAGCTATCTTCATTAGATTCAAAAGTCATAGGAGGTAAGTTATTCTTTCTTTGATTAATTAACTTAGACTGCTCTGAATTTTGTTGACTAATTCTTTCAGATTTAGCACCTTCTCTTTGGTCTTCTCTTTCTTGTAATCCTTGCATATCAGCACCTTTCAATTGCATCTGCATTTGGAATTCAACCTGCATCAACTGTTGTTTAAGCATAGCTTCTTGTTTCATTTTTTCAATATCAAAAGAAACCTCTGCTTGTTTAAGTTGCATCTTACCTTGTAGAATTTGCTGCTCTTTTGCCATAGCTGCTTGAGCAGCCATTTCTTGAGACTGCATTTGACTTTGCTGCTGCATAGCCTGCTTCTGCATTGCCATTTTTTCTTCTCTTGCTTGCTTAGATTTTCTCTTTGCTTTTAAAAGTTGATTAGCAAGTTTAATATTTCTAATCTCTCTAATGTCAATAGCATCTTCTAAATCAATACCTCCTTTTGATAAAGCCATTTGAATGTTTTGCTCAAGCATTGCTTTCTGCTCTTCATCAGGAGCAACTTCAATGAAGATACCAAAGTCATAGATATACAAGTCGCTAATACTATTTAAAATATTGACGTTGTATTTTCCAATTTGATTTGTAAATTCATCTTTAAAGTCAGCATATTCAAGTATATCGGCTATCCTATATGTTAAAGCCTCTGCCATTGTTTTATATACATAAAGACTTGCATCAAGTATATGTCTAGTAGCAGTATTAGAATTAAGTGCTGCTAACTTTTGTACCCCTACTAAAGAGTTAGGGTCAGGCATACTTCCATCTCTTGCTTCATTAAGTCCCGTTACCTGTCTAATTTGACTTAGGTAATGATTATAATTAGTTAAGAGCATTTGTGTTTTTGAAGCCCCTGAGTTTGCAGTTAATTGTGTAATAGGAACTTTAGCTTGATTGTAATCTCCATCTTGAGTATAGCTTCTACCAATAACACTACCCGTTTGGAAATATAACCTTAAAGCATCTTCAGGATTATACGCACTACCATTACCAAGGTCTACTTCGTTTAAACCATCCGCATCAATAAAGACACCGTCAGGAACTACACGAGATATAACTTGTTGTAGTTTAAGGTGGGTCATCTGAATTAAATCAGCAAATGGAATCATTCTTCGTGTTAATGATTCGATGACACCTTTATACATTCTTGGGGCACAAGCAACATAATTAGGAATGGCGTGTTGAGTTGCAGACTTTGGTCTAACCATATTCTTTGACATATCCCATTTTAATAAGAAGTTAGTTCCCACAACCATTACTC